TGGCTCAACTGTTGATATTACTAACGGCGTTGTCGTTACTAATACTGACGGTGATTAAAGGGAGGGGGGCTTCGGCCCCCTTACTACTTAAATGGCAGTAACAAGCACCTCATCCGATTCACCTGTTGATATATGTAGTCGCGCTTTGATTCTTATCGGAGCCGAGCCTATTACATCATTTGATGACGGAAACAATGAAGCTTTAGTTTCCTCTAATATGTATGAGGATGTTGCTCAATCTTCTTTAGTAAATACCAGATGGAGGTTTGCAACTAACCAAGAAGTTTTAAATAGATTAACTGAAGCGCCAACTGGTCGTTATGAAGCAGCATATCAAATGCCTAGTAGCTCATTAATGCTTCACACCTTAACCGTTAATGGTTTTAATCTTGAGTATCAAACGTATAGCGACAAAGTCTTTTGCGATGCAAATGCTTCCGATAGTGTTATTGCTGATTTTTCTTATAGAGTAGATGAACAGCATTGGCCTTCTTATTTTGTTATTGCGGTTCAATTCCAACTTGCTTCTATATTTGCTGTATCACTAGCGCGTGACGCCAGTTTATCTGCCCTTATGGAGCAAAAAGGTGCAATCGCTATGGCAAAAGCTAGAGGCTTAGACTCTCAAGCTCAAACAAATCGTAAGATGGACGTGTCTAGGTTTATTTCTAATAGGCGCAGCTAATGCAAAAAATCCAAGTCCCAATAACTAACTTTCAGTTTGGAGAAGTTAGCCCTTCTTTGACATCAAGAACTGATACACCTGTGTATGGGGCTTCGGCTCAGAAGGTAGAGAACTTCTTTCTTAGGTCTGAGGGCGGAGTAATTAAACGTGCTGGTCTAAACTTTATTTATAAATTTGCTGACATAACTTACAATAGTGCAAAGATACAGCAATCTAGGTTGTTACCTTTTATCTTTTCTGATGATGAGCAATATATAGTTTCTATGGAAAACGCCAAGGTTAGGGTGTTTAAGATTGATCCATCTAGCGGTGCAGTAGCTTTAACTTCTACATTATCAGCAGATGTAGATAGTGCTGCCCTCCCCTTCTTAGATTCTTTTATGCACGAATATACATTTGCCCAAGCTGGCGATGTTATGTTTATATGCCATCCGACATTTATGCCAAGGCAGTTAGTGAGAACAAGTCTTACTGCTTTTCAAATTGAGACTTTTGTATTTGATGGCAGGTCTGACGCAAAACAAATCTATCAGCCTTTCTATAACTTTCATGGCTTAGGCATTACTCTTGATCCAAACGGAACTACTGGAAGTGGAAAGACTCTAACAACAAGTGCAGCTTACTGGGATACTACTGGCAGTCAGTCAGGTGGTAACTATGCAAATTCTTTACACGTTGGGCTTACTGTTCGTTATCGTGGTAAGGAAATACAAATAACTTCTGTTCAGTCTGCAACTCAGGCAACTGGAACTATACTTGAAGAACTGTTTGTACAGCTAGACGTTAACGCATTTAGAACTGTTGATGGTGCAGCCACTATTGAAGTAACCCAAGTTAATCATGGCATGAAGGTTAATGACTCTGTAGTTATTTCTAGGGCTTCTGCTGTTGGAAACATTTCATCTTCTAATCTTAATGGCACTCGTACTGTTAATAGTATTGTTGATGATAATAAATACACCTTTGATGCTGGTGGTAATGCCAACGCTACTGTTGATGGTGGAGGTGCGCCAAGAGTTGTAACTCATGCACCAACCTCTCAATGGGATGAGCAGTCTTATTCCGCGCTTCGTGGCTTTCCTTCTGCTGTTACCTTCCACGAAAACAGATTAGTTTTTGCTGGCACGATTGCACAGCCTGATTCAATTTGGATGAGCAAGTCGGCATCATATTATAACTTTGATGTAGGTACTGCTGCTGACGCAGATTCAATTCACATTACTGCCGCTATTGGTGAGGTTAATCAAATTAGGCATCTTGTGTCTAATCGTGACTTGCAAGTGTTTACTGCTTCTTCTGAGATGTTTGTACCTGCATTTGATAATAGTCCTGTTACTCCTACTAACGCTCAGATTAGCAGACAAACGCCGTTTGGTGTAGATTTTATTCGCCCTCAATCTATGGACGGAGCAACTGTTTTTGTGCAGGCTGGTGGGGCTATTGTTAGAGAGTATTTATTTGCGGATAGTGAGTCTGCATACACGGCTGTTCCAGTATCATCTTTGTCTTCCCATTTAATAAACGTACCTATTGAAATGAATACGTTTTATGGGGCATTAGATCGCTCTGAAAGTTACATCTTTGTTTTAAATGCTGACGGAAAAATGGGTGTGTTTAATTCTAATCGCGCAGAAAAACGTGCTGGTTGGGTAGAGTTCACAAGCCAAGGCAAGTTTCATTCTACAGTTACAATAGATGATAGGGTGTTTGCAAATGTTGCATTTCCTATGGGCGATAATTCAACGCGCATTGTTTTGTGTGAGTTCAAGTCTGGTTTTAATACGGACATGTCTTCAACCTATGCGGCTACCAGCACTAATAGCGGAATCTTTACAGTCTCTTCTCAATTCGCAAACGGTGCTGTTGTTAATGTTATTAGTGGCAACAATTACATTGGGGAGTTTACTGTCAGTGGTGGTAATGTTGATGTTAGTTCTGTTGAGTTATTAAACTCTGCTGAGATTGGTTATAAGTTTGACGTTACTTTAACTACCAATCCTATTGATGCTAACCTATCTGGTGGCCCTGTTAGTGGACAGATTAGAAGTATTGCTAGTGTTATCACTGACTTAAACAGCACTCTGTCTGCTAGTGTGAACGGCACTAATCTAATTATTAGACAGGTAACTGATGATATGTCTAATCAACAAAGTCCTTTTACTGGACGTAAAGAGTTTAGATTAATGGGATATGGACGAACACCACAGGTAACTATTAGTCAATCTGCGCCTTTGTCTTTGCAAGTTAATGGAATGATAGTGGAGCTAGTTGTCTAATGTTAAACTTTCTTATTGCTGCAATTACAGTTGGCAGTTCTATTAAGGCGGGTAAAGCTAGAAAAGAAGATGCTTATGCTAATGCTGAACAAATGGAAATTGAAAGAACTTTAAACAAATCTGAAGCATTAGAGCGATCTAATTTTATGGCTGCTGAATATTCAGATTCAGTTTCTGCTAATGAGGCTTTCTTTGCTTTTTCTGGCAGAGACGTATCTGACATGAGTGTTAAGGCATTTTTAGATAGACAGCGTGAAGTTTATGCAAGTGATCAAACAACTCTATCGCAACAATCTAATATAAAGAATGCTGCTATGTCTACTCAAATCAGTGCAACAAGATCGGCTGGTAGGTCTGCTCTTGTAGCTGGTTATCTTGGGGCAGTGACTGAAGCCGCTAGTGGTTTGTATCAAGCTAGTAGAAATAAAACAGATACACCTACTAGAAATAAAAACATATCCTACTCAGGTAAAAGGGCTAGTTATTAATGGCTGTAGTTCGTCAAAAAAAACAATACTTCTCATCTGGTATTGGCGTAAATCGTATTAACACAGGCACCTCAGAGGCTTGGGAATCTGTTAGAGATACAGTTAATCAATTAACGCAGATTACTGTTAGGCAAGGCGAAAGAAAAGCGGAGCAAGCTGGTACTGAGTTAGCTTTAGGTTTAGATATAGATCAGATAGCTGGTATAGACCCTGTTACTGAAAAGCGTCAACCAATTGCTGCACCTCAAGGCTATGGAACTATTGCTCAAGATGCTTATAGGCGCGTTGTTGATGCTCGTTATATGGATCATGCAGCAAATCTAATTAAATTAAAAGCAAAAGAACTTGGCATTAAATACAAAAGAAGTCCTGAGTTATTTAAAACAAGCATGAGTCAATTTATTGCAGATTCTTCTGAAGTAGCAGAAGGGAAATATGCTAATATTATTAAAGAACAAGGCGCTAGTTATTTATCCAGCACTTATCTAACACTTTTAGATCAACAAAGAAGTAGGTCAAGACAACGTGAAAGCGATTTGACTATATTAAAATCTGGCAAGTCTTCTGAAGAGG